CAGTATGAACCTGGAAATATCTGTGCTAGGCCGATAACTGAATAGTAAGCTGCAATGCCTGATAGACCAATTGCAGTTAAAAAAGGTAATAGAACTTGTATCAAAAGAAACTCTCCAAAGAATTCTTCTTCTCAATAGACCAACCCATACAATCAAGAATCACTTTAATTGGTTCAATGAAAGCCTTCTCAAATTGAGTATCATAATCAATATACATTTGCATATCAAACTCTTTTGGTAATCTTTGAGGAAAAGATATTACTGAATCTTTAAAAGGATTCGGTTGTTTCAGATAAGTAAATTTCAATTTCTCACCTTCTTGAATGAAAGGATATTTCTTATCTAATCCTTTTTGTTTCAGGTGATAATTATATATGATTGCACCCTTAACATGAATGGGTGTGCCTTTCTTATACATCGTTACACTATCTGAATATGTTTTCAGACCATTCAAACCTCTAGGGAAAGAAATATCTTCAACAGGTAATGTCTTAAACTCCGATTTAAAATCATCTATAAACTTATGTATATCTTCTTCTGAACCGTTCATCATAATGCCAATTGATTGTTTCATCTTATCACGAACAGCGGCAGGTGTAGATGATTTAATCATCTCAAGACCCATCACTTTGATTTGTGGTTCGTTATATTGAACACCTTCATTGTTATACACATTAAGAATGTATCGTTTCTTGGCAGTCCAGATACCTTTATCAGATAGACCTTCTCGCTTCATTTCCATTTTTTGTTTGTATGCGTGAACATATTCAGCGAGTTCCTTATAACTCGCATCAATAAACGGTTGAATTTTATCTTCACATACCTTATCCATAAATTCGATTGTTTTGTGTGCTGGCTGCGATACTTTACCTCCCGCAGCAAAGATTTTTTCAACCAATGGACCAAGACGGAGATAAATCGAATCTGTGTCTGAGGCGATAACATAATCTATTCCAGTAGTCTTTAAAAGTTTATTCATATACTCATTTAGCTTGTTTTCAATCCAACGAATGGAAAGTTGGCCAGCCAGAGTTACTGCCAATGCTTGTCGCAAATCATAGAATCGGAAGTATTGTGAACCCAAGGCACCATAAGCAGAGTTTAGTGAAACTTTCTTTGCTAGTTGTAGATTATTATATCGAGCAATTTTCTTTTCTATTTCATATAATTTAGATTTATCTTTTTCATTTTCATAATCTTGCTTTGCTTTCAACATTAACTTCTTAAACTTCTTTCTATCTTCATACATTTCTTCCATCATCTTTGGTAAGAAACCTTGTTTGTCGGTACGAAAGAATTGTCCGTTAGGTGTCAGAGTAACACCTTCCATCTTAGAAGTGTCAACTTCTTTATTCAACATCTTTTCAACAGAAACACCGTTCATAATAATGTTACGCATATCATCCGTATAATCAGATGGTTCAATTAGTGTTTCTGGTGAAATGTTATATTGCATCATCAAGTGAGGATACAAACTGTTCAAGTCAAATGATGCAACCCAATCATGTAGACCAACTTGTGGGTCTTTAACATAGGCGCCTTCAAATGCTGAGGTTTTATCTTTGATAACTCTTGGTGGTACAACAATCTTTTTATCTAACAGATATGAATATGTCAGAGAATCCCACATACGAGTTTGTGCGAACACATCATCATAGTTAGACTTTGTATCATAGGCAAGAGTAATTGCCAATTCAAGCAACTTCAACTTATCATCAAGTTTCCAAATCAAGTCAACGTCTTTAATGTTATACTCAATAAACTTTTGATAATTCAAACGATACAAAGCATGAAGATTATCATACTCATCATATGCAATCTTACCTTCACCAAGTTCAACTTGTGCAATATTATCCAAGCGATATGAATCTTGTGATTTACCACCTGGCGCATACCATTTATATAATTCAATATAGTCTAGTGCAGATACACCGAGAAAATCATATGCAATCATCTCACGACCATTGACATTGGCTTTGCGTTCAGTAATCATATTCCAAGGTGACAACTTCTTGGTTTCTTCTTCATCAAGGATTTTACGCAGACGATTAACAAGATAAGGCATATCAAAGAACTTGATATTCCATCCAGTAACAACGTCAGGACAATTTTCTTGCCAGTAGTTTATAAAGTTTTTACACAGAGAATATTCATCTTTGCATCTGATGTATCTTTCTGTGCCTTTAATTATATAATCACCACAACCGAAAACCACACAAGTGCCATCAGAATACTTGACACAAATTGCTGTAATTGGTTCTGTTGCAAGATATGGGTCAGGGAAACCATTCTCAGAACCAACCTCAATGTCAACAACAGCGATTGAGATATGTTCGATATCCCATTCAATCATGCCACGATGTTGTTCGGTGATGAAAGCGTATTCAAATCTATTCATGCCATAGATTTTAAAATTCTCAACGCCTTCATATCGTTTAATGAAATCTCTTGCATCACGAATGCCGTCAAATTTCATTGGTTCAAGACTTTCACCCTTCAATGTTTTCCAAGGTGAATCTTTTTTGGATGACAAAAACAAAGTAGGCGAGTAACCTATTTTAGATTTAACTCGCCTGCCATTGTCTACGCCACGATAAAGTATGTTGTTGCCTACGCTGGCAACCGATGTATAAAATTTACTCATTCATATATTATATCAGATTTTAAAGTTGCCAGAGGCAATCTGTATACCAGAACCAAAAATTTTATTGTATTGATTTTCAACCTCAAGTATTGGGTCATTAATCATTAAGATATCTTGCCTTTTAATTTTGAATCCTGTTTTGAATTCTTTTGCATATTCAACAAAAGGAAGAAATGAAATACCACCTTGTGGATTTTGACTAGTGGGTGGCACTGAAACAACCTGAACACTATCTTTTACAAGTACATAATCATTTTCAGGTAAGTCTGTTACTTCACCTAGAATCGTATGGTTGGTCTTGAAAGTTATTAGTTTTACTGTCATAATGTTTAATTTCTAAAACCGATTCTATCGGTAATTTAATTGAAAAATTAACCGCTTCGGTTAAAGATTCAAAATCTTTAAAATCCACGGACGTACCACCTATTCGATAGTATGCTACTCTATACATTTACCTTAGTCTCCGCTGGCAAAACGCCAATGGTGACCCAGCGTTTTGGAAAAAGCATTTCACGACCACGGAAGTCGTTCATGCTTTGTGTTGGGTCTTGAACCCATCCAAGAACCTCCACCTTGTTGTCAATCTCTCGCAGATATAAGTCATACTTATCTGCTCTAGGAAGTTTATACTCAACTGCCAGTTTCTTAGCAAGTTCACGAATATTCATATTCTCTTTCATAGTTAATAAATTTAATGGTGTATTGTAACATAGTTGATGTTAGATGGCAAGACTTTAAAGAACTTCATAATCTTCTTTGCCGCAACCACACTCAGGGCAAACGAAATCATCGGGTAATTCGTTCCATTTACCTTCTGTTTCATCATCGTGGACATGGCCACAAACTACACATATATGTTGTTCACTCATTAATTTTCTCCCAATCTAATTTTAACCATAATCTTTCGTGGATATAATGTGCTACTGTCATAAAGATATTAATCACAATTGCACCACTTAATCCTGTCCAAATTGCTGTAACTAGTGTTGCTACAATTCGCCAACTAATTGCTCTTACTATTGTCCTTTTATGCGTTTCCATTATACACTTTCAAGTACACGTTTATAAGCATCAGCATGACGTTTTTCAATCTTTTCTAATGCTGCAAATCGTTTCTGTGCCTTCACCAACACTTCTTTAAATTCTTCTGCATGATTTCTTGATTCAGTAATTTGATGTGAAGCTTCAAGTTCTGCTTGTTTATTGCCTTCTGCAATTGCATCTTCTTTCATTTCGGGATACATTGTGGTGTATTCATATGTTTCACCTTCAATGGCCAACTCCAAACATTCTTTGGTTGATGGTTTACCAATCAATAACTCAAGATGACCCCATGCATGGAGAATCTCTTGGTCTGCTGTGTGTTCAAAATGTTTTGCAACATCCTCATAACCTTCTTCACGAGCAATCTTCGCAAAATAACGATACTTGATATGTGCCTTACTTTCTCCAGCTAATGCACTTTCAAGGTTTCTAATTGTAATTGACATATTATTTCCTTTATTTCTTAACAAAACTTTTGAGGTCTGGTGGTGTCCAACCTTCAGGTTTCAACACCTTACCATCTTCTCTTTTAATAACTTTACCAGTCTTTCTATCAATCTTTGCTAGATTGGACCTAGCAACTTCTTCCCATGCACCATGTACATTCCAACCTCTCATGTAACAATAACCTAGAATAACCCAAATCATATCCATGCAAGCATCAAGTTCTTCTACATCCGATTCTGCATCTAAAAATTCTGCATATTCTTCCATAATTAACTTGGTGTAAAGACCTGCATTTTCATCTGTTATTTCTTGGTCACACGCTTCAATAAAGACTTTCACATCAAGTGCCATATTAGACATGATTAACTTTTCCTTTTCAATTCAGACTGATAGGTTCTATTTCTCAATTCAGAAGAACTGAATCGGTGATTGCGAGAGTTGTACCAAATTTTAATACCACGGTCCTCACAAATCTGTTTACCTGTGAATTCTTTATCTTTGTATTCTTCACCAATAATACGAACACTAATAGGTAAGAACATCAGTAAATCTTCAAGGTCTCTTTCTGTATCATAAACAATAATTTGGTCAATGAATTTAACAGCAGAAAGTTGTACATATCGTTCAACAACCGACTGAACAGGTTTGTTTTTGGTGTCTGGTCGGTCAATTGTTGGGTCGCTTTGAACAGCAACAATTAAATAATCACAAATAGTTTTACATTCAGCAAGCATCAAAATATGACCAGCATGAAGTAAATCAAAAGTTGAGCAGGTAAAACCAATTGGTCTACCTATCATATTATCAGGCAATACTAGCATCTCTTTTTTCCTTACTAAGATTTTTTATATAAACAACTTTGTTTTTCATTTCATAATCAAGTGTGTCGCCAATTTGCCAATCAAGTTCTTTAACTAACTCATCAGGCAATTCAACAATCGCATCACCATTCTCACAAATTTCTACCACTTTAGTTGTGTATCTTTTAGATTTTTTCAATACTTACTCCTGCTTTTTGTAGAAAAGTGATACCATCTTCAGACCGATAAGTGTTACGATATAGAACACTGCTAATACCACTTTGGTAGATAAGTTTGGCACAGTCCAAACATGGAGCATGGGTAATAAACATAGTAGCACCCATACCAGATTCGTTAGATTTAGCCAACTTGGCAATCGCATTTGTTTCAGCATGAAGTACCTCAGGTTTAGTTTTTAATCTGTAACGAAGCCAACGATTATCTTCTTTTGGTAATTGTTGCTCTTGCATCGGCCATTGTTCATAAATCTCATTAGGGTCTAACCAACCTCCGGCATCTACGCTCATGTATTCTTTATCTTCGCAGTTGTTATCCCAACCAGCAGGCATACCATTGTAACCAATTGAAATGATTCTATCATCTTTGACTACGATGGCACCAACATGAAGTCTACGAGCCGAGGACAATTCTGCAAATGTCTCCGCCACTTTCATGTAGGCATCTTTGAATTTATTTTTCATTACGCTTTTCTTTTGGTGCTGGTTTTTCGGAATCTACTTGAGCACCAATCATTAATTTTTTGTAGATGTTTCGTTCAGTATCATTAATCATGGTAGCCATGAATCGTTTTGTTTGTTTGTTAAGTTTAAAGTTGCTGTTAGTTTTCATAATTTAATTTCATCCATTTTGTATCTTCGGGTAACACTTCAATTGTAATATCATTTGATTCTGCTTTTTGAATCAAATCTTCTAGAACACCATAACCATATCCATTAGCACCATAAGAACCTTTGCGACATGAATAAGTTGAACCACTATGACCATCAAAAAAGAAGTAGTCAGTTGTTTCAGTTACTTTGGTGATACCACTATTCAGTTTCCAAGAATCTGAACCAAGGTATCCTCCATACCAACAAGCAAAAACTTTATATGCTGGTTTTTCATTGGGACGACCAGTAATCTTAACAACCAACCACTTATCTGGATTGTAATCACTCATATCATACATTCATGTATTTCAATTCAAAGCGGTCTGCTCTATCTTCGTAACCATCATAACCTCTTGGATTACAAACGACACGGGTAGAACCTACCATGTAATCAAAATCTTCATGTGTGTGACCATGAGTCCACAATTTAATTTGTGGATGTTCCATGATGTATTCATCTAATGAAGAACTGTAACCACCATTCATCAATTCTTCTCTTGCATATCGAGGATGTGTTGATAAACGACTTGGTGCATGATGGCCAACAACAACAAACTTTTGGTCAAACTTACCTTCAATAACAGTTTGAATATAACCAAGCATTTGTCTATGGTCAACAACTGCATCTTCGGGACAAAATGTAGAAGGCTGTGAAACTCTTTTGTGTCCAATCTCAATGTAACCACCAGATTCTTTGGTAAGATATCGACTACCATTCTTACCATCAGGTGTGAAATTTGGATTTTCTTCGTATAGTGGAACTTTACGTTCAATCATACGATTAGAATTTGATACACAACGGAAGTCATTCATCATTCCACGAATATGCAGTAGAGTCATTTCATCCTCTTTGTTCATATCAGTCCATAATGTACCACCAATGAATGTTACATCATCAATCACTTTAGATTCTTTGTCAAGCAAATACACATTGCTCAACATATTAGATTCTAACATTGATTTGATTTTATTTCCACTTGTGGCAAAATCACCATG